AACCGAACAGGGCGCTTTGACCGTGTATGGCTCCCTGATGGCGCTGATGACGTATGGAGCGGTCGGCATCAGGGACGAGAAATCCGCCGCCTCAACAAAGGCTCCCGCCAAGCGCATAGGCTCCACAAAGCCGCATACAGCCAACACCACATACATCATTCACTCGGCCGGAAAACAGCTCACAGTGGTTCCCAGAGGCCACCATGCAAGCCCGGCTTGCTCCTTTACCGTGAGAGGCCACTTCCGCCACTACAAGAGCGGAAAGACGGTCTGGATTGCAGAGTACCGCAAGGGGACTGGCCGCAGCCGTGGAAAGACCTACAAGATTGGAGGTGATCTGGATGACCGAGAAGTCCGAATGGCAGTTCCTCGTTGATTACGTCAAGGATGACACGACAGACTTTCGCAACGCCGTCTGTCGCAGTCAGCTCATGGCCCTGTGGACTGCGTACTGTATGCACAACGACCTGTGCGTTGATACGAAGATGTACGATGCAACGCTTTTTGATTTGTGGCTTGCCGTTTCACTTGAGCGGCGGCGTGCCTTGCAAATCTTCCGCTTCAGCGAGTTCGATAGTTGGATGAGCCAGTGGCTCGTATAAGAATGGAGGAAAGACAAATGGACAAGGACAGCATTCGATTGGTCAACATCGTTCCGGTCGTCAATGGCTGGAAAACTGCTGCGCTGGAGAACAAGAGGGAGGCCCAAAAGTTGATGAACAGCGGGAATATTCCGGACTATAACGCTGGGCTGGTCAAGAGCGCAGCGGCCGACCTCGTTGCGGGAATGGCTGGGGGCCTACTGAAGGCCCCTGTTATTGACCCGGAGACTCTGCGGCCTACGGCGCACATCATCCGTGGATATGTGCCTGAAACTAAAGACGGTGTGTTTTGCGATGGCTGTAATTGTTGTCTTGGCTGGGAGTACGGTGCTCACGTTATTGGGTATTTCAAGTATTGCCCCTACTGCGGGTACAAGCTGGAAGATGCAACCGGAGAGATTGGAGGGAAAAATGGAAATGACCAATGAACGTGCAGCCGAAATTCTCAACCCCACCCATTATGAGGACTACGACAGCCTCGAAACCGTGCAGGAAGCCTGCCGGATGGGCATGGTGGCCCTGAAGATGCAGATTCCTGAAGTGCCGCTGGCTCCCGGCGCTATTTTTGACTTCACCTGCCCGCACTGCGGGAGCAGGGACTACCTGAAGAACGAGGACGGCAACCGCAACAAGTTCTGCGGCCAGTGCGGCAAAGCGCTGGACTGGGAGGAGGTTTAAGCCATGAAGAACGATGCCGTGTTCAATCTTCTGCCGGAAGAAGAACTGCTTGCCCAGCTTGCAGAGGAGTGTTCCGAAGCTGCCAAAGCGGCCCTGAAACTCCGTCGCGCCCGTGACGGAGTGAACCCCACGCCGGTGTCCGAGGAGGAAGCCTTCGGCAACCTCGTTGAGGAGCTTGCCGACATCTACCTTTGCTCCATCGTACTGTTCGGCGGTGAGCTGGACGATGATGACCCCTGCAATATGTGCGATGATGTCGGGGATAACATGGTCGAGATCATGGAGCAGAAGCTCGCACGCTGGAAGTACCGCTTGATGAAGAAGGAGGCACCCAATGTCCCTGAAGAATAAAGCCGTCCTCATCAGCATCCGCCCTGAGTGGTGCGACCTCATCGTGCGGGGCAAGAAAACCATTGAGGTGCGCAAGACCCGTCCGAAACTGGAAACGCCGTTCAAGGTGTACATCTACTGCACAAAAGCCCCGCAGCACCTCATCACCATTTTCAAGGATGGCGAAGAAACGATGGACGGCGAAATCCACCACGGGAAATCTGAGTTCTTAAAGTGTGATAAGTACCTGCCAGACAGCATTCGTGATAAGACCCAGATGGTTATTGGGGAGTTCACCTGCGACGATATTGATAGAATTACGCCGCTGACAAGCTCTATTCCGGGAAATCTCGAAGAAAGGATTTTGGGAAGTTGCCTTACAGCGCAGCAGGTAGAGGCCTACGCAGGATGGAAGGGTTGGATGCGTTTGGCTGACTGCCACGATGCGTACTGCTGGCACATTTCTGGTCTGAGAGTTTACAAGAAGCCGAAAAGCCTTTTTGACTTTCACCGCGCCGTTGATGAAGATGAGCTTTGGTGTGAAAAATGTGCTGTTGGAGGAAAGAAAAGCACAATCTGCGGGTTTTGCTATGGATTGGACGGGCTTAGAATCCGCCGTCCGCCCCAAAGCTGGTGCTACGTTGCTGAGAATGAGGAGAATGTATGATGTGGGCTGAAATGTCTGATGCAGCCAAGTGGCTGGCAGTTGGAGCTGCGATTGTCGCGGCCATTATCGTAACTGGGCAGACGTACCCGTTGTGGTTCTTTCTGATTCCGATGATCTGTTGATGAGGAGGTGCCGACCGTGGAACTGAAGAACAGCGAGCATTACAACGACCCGACGCCGTATGAAGCACACAAGAACATCCGCAAGGAGGAACAGCTTGAAGCTGCCCGGATGCGCACCATCAGCGCATTGGTCAGCGCATTGAAGCAGGTAGCCGATCTCGCCGGGTTCGAGATCGTGGGCCGGGTTGTTCTTATGGACAAGGATTCCGGGAGGATTTTCAGATGAGTACCCCAAAGTGCGAGATGTGCGGACGGGACATACCGAACGCCAAGAACCGCCAGAAGTTCTGCCCTGACTGCGTAAAGAAACGTCAGGCCGCGCAATCCCACAAGTCTTATCTCAAGCACCGCGAGTATTATCTGGAACGCAGCCTTGCTCAAGCTGAACGTCGGAAGCAGAAAGCGCTGGAGGAAAGGATGCTGGAGGAACTTTTGCTCGCAAAAAGACCGGAACCGAAGTACAGCATCACTCAGGTGGTCAAAAAGGCAAAAGACCTCGGCATCAGTTACGGCTGGTGTTCGTATCTGCTTTCGGTCGGAAAAGTCTGTATAGAATGAAAGGAGAGCGCTTATATGACGCTGATTACGAAGTCCGAAGAATTGATGGCCGTTTCCGTCCGGCAGGGTGTTGAGCTTGCCGCCATTGAGGCCAAAGTGCTGCTGGGCTATCTGGAGGGGCATGACTACAGCCTGATGATGGATGACAAGTTCCATCTCGCCCTGCATGACAATCAGGACGGCGAGAATGCCGACAACGATCAGCCGTACACCATCCGCGACTGCATCGACTTCTGTCAGGAGATGAACAGCGAGCTTCTTCTGGAGGAAGCGGGGAAAGAAGGCGGCGACCCGGACTATTTCAGCGAGCTTCAGAAGGATGAGCTGATTCTTGACAGAATGATGGAACGTGCAAAGGTAGCGCTTCCGCCCCGGACCAGAACCTACGATGTTGTCATCGTCGAATACCTGAAGAAGGTCGTACCCGTCGAAGCGGCGAGCTGGGAGGAGGCCAAGATGCTGGCTAAGGATGCGTGGGACAACGGGACCTACGTCCTGAGCGCAGATAACTTCGCCGGGGTGGATTTTTCGCTACGGACATAAGATGTTCAAAAAGCAGTTGAAATCTCTATGGTCATCTGCTAAAATGTATAAGAACGGTGTTACGCCGAACAAAGAAGCCCTTCACGGGGCTTTTTTGCTGAACAAATATATCTTCATTTCGATGGCTTCAAATGAAATCAGGCATTCCTAGAAGCCAAAAGCAAGCGATCTTACGACGCTTTCCAGTATGGCATCCCGACTCCCGTCAGTATGGGGGATGCGATGCTCATTCTGTGAGCGAAGGCGCAAGATCGAAACCTGTAAGAGATTGTTCTGAATACCGCAGGTTTCTGCGGCAGGATCGCACGGCTGTTTTCCGTGCGCAGAAAGGAAACACGAGACAATGCCTTCACTGACGACTTACAAGCTCCTCAAGCAGGAACACGATGCCCGGCGGGGTGAGTTCAAGACCGTGCACGGCACGGTGCAGACACCCGCTTTCCAGAACGTTGCTACGGCAGGCGCCATCAAGGGCGGCCTGTCGGCACAGGATCTGAAGGACATCGGCGCACAGGTGATGCTGTGCAACACCTACCATCTGCACCTGCGCCCCGGTGATAAGCTGGTGGCTGACATGGGCGGCCTGCACAAGTTCACCCGCTGGAACGGCCCCATCCTGACCGACAGCGGCGGATTTCAGGTGTTCAGCCTGGCAAAGCTGCGCAAGATCACCGAAGAAGGTGTGACCTTTGCCTCCCATCTGGACGGCCACCGCATCTTCATGGGCCCGGAAGAGAGCATGCAGATCCAGGCAAACCTGGGTTCCACCATTGCCATGGCCTTTGACGAGTGCGTGGAGAACCCGGCCCAGCACGATTATTCCAAGGCCAGCTGCGAGCGCACCACCCGCTGGCTGAAGCGCTGCAAGGCCGAGATGGCCCGCCTGAAGCATGAGGGCATTTCGGTCAACCCGGATCAGCTGCTGTTCGGCATCAATCAGGGCTGCACCTTTGCAGACCTGCGTGTGGAACACATGAAGCAGATCGCAGATCTGGACCTGGACGGTTATGCCATCGGCGGTCTGGCTGTGGGCGAACCCACCGAGGTGATGTACGAGATGATCAGCCAGGTGGAGCCCTATATGCCCAAGGACAAGATCCGCTACCTGATGGGCGTGGGCACCCCCGGCAACATCATCGAGGCCGTTTACCGCGGCGTGGATCTGTTTGACTGCGTGATGCCCAGCCGCAACGCCCGCCACGGCTATCTGAACACCTGGGGCGGCATCATCAACATCAAGAACGCCAAGTATGAGCGCGACGAACGCCCCATCGACCCCGCCTGCGGCTGCCCGGCCTGCCGGAACTACTCCCGCGCCTATATCCGCCACCTGTTCAAGGCAGAGGAACTGCTGGGTATGCGTCTGGCCGTCATGCATAACCTCTGGTTCTACAATCACCTGATGGAGCGCATCCGCGATGAGCTGGACGCAGGCACCTTTACCGCCTTCCATGACCGCTATGTCAAGCTGCTCGACACACGAATTTGAGATTTAGCCTTGAAACATGCCGGACAAGCGCGTATAATAAGGTCATATGAATTTGAGAGGAGATTTTGCCCCATGCAATTTCTGACTACGACCGAAAGCTACATCAGCCTTTTCTTTACTCTGGCTCTGATGCTGGTGATGCTCTACTTCATGATCTACCGTCCCCAGAAGAAGCAGGAGAAGAAGGACGCTGCAATGCGCTCTTCTCTGGAGATCGGCGATCAGGTCACCACCATCGGCGGCGTCATCGGCCGTGTGGTCGCTATCAAGGACGACACCTTCGTGCTGGAGACTGGCGCTGACCGTGTGAAGATCCGCTTCACCAAGAACGCCATCAGCTCTGTCGAGAAGCTGAACATGGACAACGCCCCCAAGAAGTAATAATTTTCCGGATTCGTGCTTTGAACGCGTCTCCCTGCATACAGTAGGTGCAGGGAGGCGCGTTTTTATGTCTGATACCAAGAAGTTCCCGGCGATAGGGCTGCTGGTC